CTCACCCTTTTCTATATCCCATAAGGGTTTTAGCGAACTGGCGCTAACTGGCCACGATTTACCCCGATTGGAAACGACCACGCACAGTGAGCACCGATCTGCCGCTAATGAGATTGGGGCTTTTGCCAGCAACATACTCGGCGTCAATTTGATGCCTTGGCAATACCGGGCATTGCATGGGCAAACGTCGGTAGCCGATGATGGTTTACGGCCTCGAGTGTCTTTAGTTTCCGTTGCCCGGCAAAACGGTAAAACGGTTGCCATTGCCAGCCTTATTGGTTGGTGGCTTGCTACTCAGGGAAAAGAGCGCGGGCAACCTCAAACCGTTATTAGCGTCGCGCACAAACTTGACCTAGCCACCGCATTGTTTAATTACCTTGCGCCAATACTTGAGGCAAAGTTTGGGGCCGAGGTTTCATGGTCATATGGCCGGCAAAAACTTACTATGCCCGATGGCAGCATTTGGCATGTTAGAGCTGCAACGCCGGGCGCTGGTCACGGCTACAGCGTGGATTTGCTCGTAATAGATGAGGCGTGGGCGGTGTCTGAGGAAGCCATAGACCAAGGTTTATTACCTACGCAACGTGCACGCAAAAACCCGTTATGCAGTATGTGGAGTACCGCGGGCGATCAGAGCAGTACAGCAATGCTGAGATGGCGTGAGCAGGGCCTACGCGCAATAGACAGTAAAACCCCGGGTGGTTTGTATTTCGCTGAATGGTCACCAAACCCCGCCACCATGGATTTAATGACACCCGCCGCATGGGCTTACGCCAACCCCGCGCTAGGGCACACATTGGAAATGGAAGTAATACAAAGCGAAAGCGAAGCGCCAAACCGTAACGCGTTCCTACGCTCATCGGTAAACACATGGACTGCCTCAGCCTCATCGTGGCTCGAGCCGGGGCAGTTCGCTGCCTGCCTCACTACAGAAACCGCGCCCGTAGGCGGTGTATTGGCTGTAGAGGTTGGCGAGGATAACGCCCAATTTTACGGTGTGCGGGCCGTGATCTCGGGAACTAAAACCCACGTCGTAACCGCGTTTGTCGCTGACACCATGGCCGAAATGTGGCAACACGTGGAAACCGAAATAGCGCGATCACCAAACATAAAACTTGCCATAGTGCCATCGTTAGAGGTTCATTGCCCACCGCATTTAAGCCGGCGTAGCGTGATCGTTGGGTACCGTGAGTTAAACCGTTGGACTGCAGCTGCACGCTCAATAATTCTCGAGGGCCGCCTATTGCATAACGGCGAACATTTACTAAGCGAACACGTCGAGCGTGCCGTACTGGTTAAACACAATGGCAACATAGTGATTAGTTCGCAAAGGTCACCCGGGCCAATCTGTATGGCGCGTGCGTTAGTGTTTGCAGTTGCGTTGGCTGGCAAACCTGCCGCAATGGGCAAACCAATAATAGTTAGCGCAAACCGCTAATGTTGCATACGGCGTCGGCTGGCAGTATCTAGCCTTTTCGTCGGGAACTGATCTAGACCCAGCCGATGCCACCAAACATTTAACAGATATGGCAAACTAAACCTATGGGCCTTTTCACACGTGCAACTACCGACGCCGCGCAACCTGTAGTTAAGGCTGCCGCCGGCAGCAATGTTGGCATGTCGCAACTAGACAATTTCTACGCTTTTACTCAGGGCAATACCCGCCAGCGTGCAATGAGTGTGCCGGCAATTACCCGCGCCCGTGATCTACTTGCAAGCGTTATTAGTTGCACGCCGTTAATCATGTATAACGAAATTTGGAACCCGGTAGATCGCGAAATGGAAGAAATAGAAATAGCGCCACGTAGTTGGTTGCGACGTCTTGACCCATCGCTACCAAATGCCACACTATTTTCGTGGTTATTTGATGATCTTTTTTTTACGCAGCGGGCGTTTCTCGCCGTTACAAAGCGTAGCGCTGACGGGTTTCCTATGGCGTTTCAGCGTATGCCTAGCGCCATGGTGCTTACACAAGATCAGGCAGGTCCGGTATTTTTCGCACCGTCTAAACAAATTATGTTTAGCGGTTTACCAGTAGACCACCGCGACGTTGTGCAGTTCATTAGCCCTATACAAGGTTTGTTATACACAAGCCCTAACGCAGTTTTAACATCGCTAAAACTCGAGGGTGCGCGGTTGCGTTCAGCTGCAAACAGTTTGCCTAACGGCGTTTTGCGTCAGGTTGGCGGCGAGCCTTTAAGCGCTGAGGAATTGCAGAATTTGTCGCAAAGTTTTGAAGCAGCGCGTATGACAAATACCGTAGCGGCGCTTAACGAATTTGTTACCTACACAGAAACCACTACAGACCCAAGCAAACAAATGTTGGTAGAGGCATCGGAATACCAAGCACTCGAGATCGCACGTCTCGCAAATTGCCCACCTTATTTACTCGGCGTCGCTACTGGTTCATACAGTTACCAAAACAGCACGCAAGCACGCCAAGACCTTTACATGTTTGGCGCCAAATTGTTTATGGACTGTATCGCTGAAACGCTTAGCGCTGACAACGTGCTACCACGCGGTACATACGTGAAGTTTGATATTGACGATTACCTAAGCGAAAACTACCTAATGGAAAAAGAAAACGAAAGTTACGACACCGCAGAAACGGGAGTAATGCCAAATGCTTAAATTAACTCAACAGGAATTAACACTCGACGCAGCAGGCCCCGACGGTATGCCACGCCGTACCCTTGCCGGGTTGGCGTTGCCTTACAATGTGGAAGCCACGGTAAGCGATGGCACTAAAGTTATGTTTTTGCCGGGCAGCCTTAATGCCGGTGGCAAGATGCCCAAACTTTATTTGGGGCACGATAGTTCTCAGGCCGTGGGTTTAGTTACGGCCATGGTGGATAGTGAGGGCGGCATGCTGTACGAGGCGCGCATTAGCGAAACCACGCTAGGTAATGAGGCGCTGGTATTGGCTGCAGATGGCGTTTTAGACGCTGTATCGGTAGGCGTAAACCCAACCAAATTTAGTTACGACGAAAACGGCACCATGGTTATTTCTGCCGCCGATTGGCAGGAACTTAGCCTCGTACCTTACGGCGCGTTCCCGGGTGCGTCGGTAGATCGCGTAGCGGCCAGTATCCACCATGAGGAAACTGAAGTAGTGTTAAATAGTGAACAGGAACCCGTAGAGGAGATTAACGAAATGTCACAGCCAGTAGAAGCCCCAGCAGTTATCGAAGCGGCACCAATGGCGCAACCATTGTACGCGCAAGCACGCAATTTTAAGTTGCCATCACCTAGCGAATACATCGCAGCATCGGTAGTTGGTGGTTCAGTATTTGCTGAACTCAACGCACGTATTCAGGCAGCTGCACCAAACATCACCACGGCTGATACCCCGGGTATTTTGCCTGAGATCATTACCGGCAGCGTTTACGATGGGCTTAACCCAATCCGCCCATTTGTTACCGCAATCGGTACACGCGCCATGCCGGGTGCAGGCTCAACATTTCGCCGCCCAAAGATCACGGTTCGCCCAACAGTTACGCAACAGCCAACAGGCCAACTTAATACGCTTGACCCAAGCACCGTTACCGTTGCAAATAACAACGTTTCTAAATTGACTTTTGGAACCTACGTCACCATGTCCGAACAAGATATGGACTGGTCAGACCCAGCAAGCATTAACATCGTGCTTAACCAATTAGCAATCGCCTACGGCCAAGCAACCGACAACTACGCAGTAGACACTTGCTACTCAGGCATCACACAAAGCGAAACCGTAACCGATAAGAGCAAGCCGGCAGACTGGCTAGCAGCAATTTACGGCGCCGCTTATCAGATCAGCGCAAGCAGCAACTACTTGCCTACCCATTTTTTCGTAGACCCAACCACGTGGTACCGTCTCGGAAAATTGACTAGCACAGATGGCACCCCAGCGTTTCCATTTGTTGGCGCACCAAACATGATGGCAATGAACGCGCTCGGCACACAGTCCGCTACCTCATGGAACGGCACCCCGTTGGGCCTTACCTTGGTAGTAGATAAAAACATGGCAGCAGACACAGCCTTTATCGGCCACGCTGCTGGCGATGCTGCCGGGTTCGAGTTCTACGAACAGCAAAAGGGTGCAATCTCAGTAGACGTGCCTAGCGTTTTGGGCCGCACTATTGCCTACCGTGGCTACGCAGCCGCGTTCATGGCAGACGCTACCAAGTTCTGCAAACTCGTTTAATCGGAAAAGAGGCCAGTTATGGCCGCTTACACGGTCACACATAAACAGTTACTTAGCAATTATGCGGTGCTGCAAACACTTACGCCTAATGATTTAGTCGTAGGTGGAACCTTTACGGTTGGTTCAGTTGCAGCGCCGTTTAATGGCACGTTCACGGTTTACGATCTACCCGAGTATTTGTTTATCGGGTTAGACGATGAGGGCGACCTACTTTTTAATTACGAAATACCGCTACCTAATCAGGTGCTATACAAATGCACCGGTACAGACGTACAGCGCACAGCCTCAACAGGCAGCATTACATTTACGCAAACCTGCACGTGGATTACCGCTACACAAATTGAGGACTGGCTCGGCATCGGTACGGCATCGGCGCTCGATACCGCGTTTCTAACTCAATGCGCGGCAGCTGCAAACAGTCTCGCATTTACTCGACGCCAAGAGGCTGGTTACATTGACAGCCTTAGCACGTCACCTAATGGGCAGGTAACCCTCGGCACCATTTCTCTTGGCGGTTTCTTTTACCGTCAGCGCGGCGCCGTTACAGATTTTGCCACGTTTGATGGCATGTCTGCCGGGGCGTCAGTTGGTTTAAGCCCAGCAATTAAAATGCTTTTGGGCATACCTAAACCAGCGGTGGCCTAATGCCCGTTGCTTATACAGACCTATTTAACGAGGCGCTAGACGATCTAGCAGCGTCGCTAACGAGCATTACGGGCTTGCAGGTGGTAACAGACCCCCGCAACCTTGTGCCGCCCTGTGCGTTCATAGATGCCCCTACGTTTAGCGTTTATGGTGGCGGTGGCAACATTGTGCAAATGACGTACACGGTACGCATTATTACCCTTGGCCCGGGCAACCTTGACGCGCAACGCAACCTAATGCACCTAGCCAGTTTGGTGCTCGGTAAGAACGTGGCAGTAACCAGCGGGCGCCCAACTATTGCGGTGATCGGTGGCGCTGAAATGCCAGCGTATGATTTAACAATAGAGATGCAAGCCCAAACGAGTTAGGACTAAACCCCATGGCATACAAAATTATTAGCCCCCGCGTCGGTATCCCCGGCGATGAATTTGACGTTGAGGCTGCAGAGGCCAACGGCATTAACATTGCCGCGCTACTCGAGGGCGGGTTTATAGAACAATCCACAAACGAAACCGCAAAACCTGCTAAAACTAATAGCAAGAACTCAGCAAAGGAATAACCAACTATGGCAACCTCAACTTACCTCAGTAACCCAAACGTAACCGTGGGCGCGGTTTCCTTGCAGGACCAATGCCAAGGTTTAGTTTTTACGCGCACTATCGAAGCCCTAGAAAGCACCGCGTTTGGAACTAATAGCAGGTCCTACGTAGCGGGCCTCGAGAATTCCACCTTGCAGCTTGACCTTTACGCGTCGTTTGCAACATCGGAAACCTACGCAACTCTTAAGAGTTTGGTAGGCACGCAGGTAACCGTTTCATGGTCACCGTCAGCAACTAGCCCGGGCACCGCAACTAACCCAACGATGACGCTAACCGGGGCCTACCTAGAGGCTTTGCCATACACGATGGCCATGGGTGCCCTTGGCACAATGTCGGTGACGTTCACCGGCGGTGTGTACTCAGTAGTAGAAGTATAAATTAAAGCCGGCAACGGCCCGACACGAAAAGGCAAGTAATGCAACTACACCTAAAAGCCACGTTTAACGATGGCACCGTAAATGAAGTAACCACTAACTTAATGACCATCGTTAGTTGGGAACGCAAATTTAAGCGCAAAGCATCAGAGATGGCGCAAGGTATTGGCATTGAGGATTTGGCCTATTTGTGTTATGAGGCTACGCGTTTCTCAGGCATCACAGTACCGGGAACACTTGACGCGTTTATTACATCGTTGGCGTCTATTGAGGTAGTAGAGCAGGCAGACCCAAAAGCCTAAACGGCACGGTGCGTAGAGCGCTGGCCGAAATTTTAGTGGCTACAGGGTTTTGGCCTAGTGAGATATCATTCGAATTAGACGATATGAACGCCACCATAGAAATACTTAATAAGCAGCGTGGCGGTAGGTAATGGCGTCGCGCTCGGCTATCCCGCAAATTGACGGTATTAAAGAGGCGTTAAAAGCGCTTAATGATTTTGACCCTGCTTACAGGAAACAGATCACTAAAGACATACAGAGCACCGGTGAGGTTATTATTGCTGAGGCTCGCAGCATGGTGGCCTATTTTGATAACAGCAAAGGCACTGGCGAACCGTTAAGCGGTATGCGTCGCGGCAACCTCATTAAAGGCCGTAACACCCAATGGCGTACAGACGCCGTTAAAAAAGGCTTTAAGGTCAAAGTAGGGGTACGCGCCAGCAAAGAGCGCTACGTGAATTACAACCGCACTACCGACGGTGTAGTGACCCATACCGAGCAGGTGGTATACGGCAGTAAGCCTTATCAGTTAATGGTTATCCAACAGGCCAACGCAGCTGGCGCGATCTATGACCATGCCGGGCGTAACACACAGAGCATGTTTGTTACCAACCTAAACGCTGAGGTAGGCGAGCAGCCTCGAGCCATTGACAAAGCAGTTACTAATAACCGTGAAGCAGTAGAAGCCAAAGTAGAATTAGTAATTAACGACGTTGCCCGGCGCACCAATATGAAATTAGGTTTTAACCGTGGCAATTAACATACCGATTATTTCAAGCCTTGACGGTACCGGGTTTGCTAAAGCCTTAACGCAACTAAAGAAACTAGAAACCACCTCAGAGCGTGCCGGGTTCATTGCGGGCAAAGCGTTTATACCTGCCGTTGCTGCCATGGGTGCCCTCACCGCGGCTGCTGGTTTCAGCGTTAAAGCCGCCATAGAGGACAGCGCCGCGCAAGCCCAACTAGCAAAGACATTGCAAAACGTCGTAGGTGCAACCGACGCACAAATTAGCGCTACCGAAAAGTCAATTAGTGCTATGGCTATGGCTACCGGTGTTGCTGACGATCAGTTACGCCCCGCGATGGCCTCACTCGTTTTAGGTACGCAAGACGTTGCACAGGCTAACGATGCACTCGCATTAGCACTCGACGTTTCGGCCGGCACAGGTGCAGACCTAGCAACAGTAAGCGACGCGTTAAGCAAAGCGTATGGCGGCAACTTTAAGGCGTTGCGCCAGTTATCGCCACAGTTGTACTCAATGATTAAAGACGGTGCCAGCCTTGATGAGGTTATGGCTGAATTGTCGCGCACGTTTGGCGGCTCGGCAGCCGTTGCAGCGAACACGGCAGAGGGTAAATTTAAGCGCTTAAACGTCGCGCTAAGTGAAGCAGCCGAAGCAATCGGGTTGGCTATCCTGCCAGCCGTTGAGGCCGTACTGCCATACCTAATTAGTTTTGGTAATTGGGCGCAAGATCACGTAGGTACCCTTATGGCTGTAGGCACCGCTATTGCCGCCATTGCTACCGCGCTTATCGGGTTTAAGGCCGCGCAAGTAATTGCTAACGCGGTAACCGTGGTAACCACCGCGCTTAACTGGTCACTTGCTGCCTCAGCTGCAGCCGCTAACACCGCGCTAACCATTGGCGTTGGTGCTGCCGCTATTGCTGCCGGGCTAGTAGTTGCCGCGGGTGCGTTTATGGCGTTTAAGGCTGCAACAAAAACCAGCGTAGAAACCATTAAACCGTTTGGCCCGCAACTCAGCGAAATAAACAAGGGCCTTGGCCCACTACCTGACCAACTAGAAAAAACAGGTGGCGCCGCTAAGAAAATGGCAGACAAAGTAAAAGAAGCCGCCGACGCGTTAAAGAAGTATTTAGAAGCCGCGCTAGCCGACGCACAGGCACAGTTAATAGACGCGCAAACAGCGTTTAGTGATTTTGCAACAGAGGTAAGCGACAGCATTAAAGACGCGTTTAGTTTTGCTGACGCTAAAGAGGCTGGCGATGAAACAGGCCAAGGGTTTTTACAAGGTTTGCGCGATCAGGTAGCCGGCGTAGTTAAGTACGGCAAAGACGTTAAAACGCTATTAGAAATGGGCTTAAGCCAACAGGCATTACAGGCCGTGCTCGACGCTGGCGGGGAAAGCGGCGCGGCCATTGCAGCCGAGTTGATCGCTGGCGGTGTTAATGCAATTAAAGAAACCAACGATCTAGTTATGGCTGCCGATAACGCAGCTGCAACCATCGGGCAGCAGGCTGCTACAGCATGGTTTGGCGCTGGCGTGGATAACGCTAAGTCATATTTGCAGGGTGTTGAGGCGGCATTTGATGAGGCACAAAAACGGCTTAAAAATAAGGGCCTCAAAATTGCTGACATTAAAGGCATTAGCGCGGGGTTCAGCGAAGCAATTACACGCCCACAGGTTGCCTCAGTTACCCCACTACCAGCTGGGCAAAGTTACGGCGTTACTGGCGGCGGTGACATAACTATTAACTTGTCTACCCTTGTGCCAAGTGCACAAACTGGCGAAGTAATTATTAACTCAATACGTGCATACAACAGGGCTGCAGGCCCGGCAAATATCGCGGTTGCATAATGGCTACCTCGGTAGTTGCCAGCGGTGATTATGAACTATTTATAGATACCGGGTTTATGCTCAACGCGTTTACCTTGGATAGCAGCGTGCGCGGGGTGCTTAATAACACCGAGTACGTGCTAGATGGTGTAACCGAATTTGCGCCAATGATGGAATACAGCAAAGGCATTAGCGTTAATCGTGGGCGTAGGGAAATAGGCGATCAGTTTAGCGCTGGCACCATGACGTTTACCCTTGACGACACGCTGGCGGGTGGCATATTAAACCCGCTGTATACCTCTAGCCCGTTTGTAGACCCTGCAGGGCAGTTTACCCTTGCGCCATTGCGTCGAGTTTCGTTTGGGCGTTACGACAGCACCAACACTTTTATAGCGTTGTTCGTTGGGCAGATCGTCAATTATGACTATTCGTATGAATTGGGCGGAAATAACGTCGTTACCGTTTATTGCGCTGACGATTTCTACTTACTAGCCCAAACCGTAATGAATGAATTTAACGTATCCGAGGAACTAAGTAGCGCCCGGCTATCGGCAGTATTAGATTTACCCGAGGTTGCTTACCCGGCTTTAAGCCGTGACATTTCCACTGGCACACAAACCCTCGGTGGGGCGGCTGCCTACACGGTTGCTGGCGGCACAAACGTAAAGGCTTACATTGACCAAATACAGGCTGCCGAGCAGGGCCGTATTTTTATGTCGCGTACAGGGGTGTTGAATAGTGACCCTCGAATAGGTAATACCCTTAGCGGTAGCGTTGCCGATTTTCACGATGACGGCACCCAAACCCCGTACAACAATTTGGCCATAACCTATAACGCCGATCAAATCGTGAACCGCGCCAGCGTGCAACACCTAGGCGCTACAAGCCCCGAGGTTGCCGACGATCTAGCCAGCCAAGCAAAATACCTAATCCAAACCATAAGCATCGGTGACAGCCTGCTACACAATGACGCGGCAGCTGCCACGCTTGCCAGTTACCTGCTAGTCGGGGAACCCGACGCCACGTTTACCGGGGTACAAACCGATTACCTAATGCTGACCACAGCACAGCGCGAAAACCTAGCCCTAATAGATATTGGTGACACGATAACAATAACTAACACCATCGCCGGCGGTCAGGTAGCACAGGAATTAAGCGTCGAGGGCATAGAGCATCGTTTAGATTTTGTAACCGGGCATCGCGTCACCTACTACACGGCGCCTACCGTTATCGTTTACGAATTCATACTCAATGACCCGATTTACGGAAAATTAGACATACAAGACCCGCAACCAGTTTTAGGATAAAGTAGGACTATGGCTTTACAAACATTTACCGCAGGTCAGGTGCTTACCGCTGCACAAATGACAACCTTGCAAGCCAATAACGGTTTGCAACTTATTAGCCGTGTCGCTGTGTCAGGTTCTTCATCGCAAGCATTCGACAACGTATTTACTAGCACCTACGAAAACTATTTGGTTTTGGTTGAACAATGCTATGGATCGGTGGCTAGTGCAAGGTTGCGTTTTCAATACCGTTACGCAGGACCAACAACACAAGCCGCGAGTTATTTTGGTTCGTTTGTTTATGGCAACCCAGCCAGTAGCACAGTTGCGCTTATGACCGTTGATAATGGCGCGGCTTCTGCTGGCTTGTGTGTTTGGAATACCAGCACATCTGCTGGCGCGGCGAAATTGAACATTTCAGGCGTTGCAGTAAGCGCAACTCAAAAACCTGTTGCATTGGCACAAGTATCTGACTCTTATAGCGCTTGGGTTGCTTCGGGTGGATTTATTCAAGACGTTGCACGAAACTACACAGGCTTTATTTTGACACCATCATCAGGAACATTTACCGCCAATGTTTCGGTTTACGGATACGGGAAAGCATAATGAAAATAAATGTTTATGACCACGAAACAGGCAAAGTTATCGAACGCCAAATGACAGCCGATGAACAAACAAATTACGAGTTAATCCAAGCCGAAGCAAAAAACGAAGCAGAAGCCGAAGTTGCTAAAGCCACAGCAAAAGAAGCCGTATTAGCAAAACTTGGACTTACTGCCGACGAAGTAGCCGCCCTACTAAGTTAATGAAATGGCGTTATATGTTTGGTTACGTCGTTTTAATCGCCGTAGTAGTTTGGGGTTGTAGTGGTTGCACAGTTTCTAAAACGAATATCGAGTACCAATGTTTTACAAAGGCCGCTTGTGATTAAGACACCGGAACAACACCACGCAGGGTTAATAGTTTTTGTGGGCCGTTTAATGGCATTATGCTTTTCTTTTACCGTTATGGCATTTATCTACGGCATTTTATTTGTAGACCAGCCAACCGAACAGGCCCCCACCGACGCGCAACTAATTGACCTTTTAAGCACGTTGCTAGTTTTCCTTACTGGCACACTTAGCGGGCTAGTTGCGTCTAACGGCCTTAAGAGTAAACCCGGCACCAATGCACCCACCGATTAAAAAACTGGTACTGCCAAGCAACTTGGCACATGTTAAACCGGGTGAACTACCCGCCAGCCTGCTAATAGACGTTAAACCGTTTGGCAAACTGCACCCGCTAGCAGCGAACGCATACAACGCCGTTAGAGCTGCCGCATTTGCTGAGGGCATTAAACAATTTAAGCCAACCAGCGCGGGCGATACATACCGCAGCATTGCGTTACAACGCCAAGGGTTTTTAGCGCGTTACCAACTGGCACCAATAGAGGGCGTTAAACCTCGAGTGTACGAAAACAAAAACTATTACCTAAAGCCGGGCAATGCGCCAATGGCCGTACCGGGTACCAGCCGGCATAACCTTGGTTTGGCCTGTGATTTTGCGAACATGTCGGGCGCCACGTTTGAGTTTATGTGTGAGGTTGGCCCTAAGTTTGGTTGGTCACTTGAGGTAATGCCAGCCGAGCCGTGGCATTGGTTTTACTGGCCCGGTGACAAAGTACCTGCAGCGGTAACCCAATACTTGCAAGGGCTTGCGCCAGTATCCCCCACCGCGTAACACGCGCCTACTACCGTTTTTGTACCGACGAAAAGAGGTTTACCGCGCATGACTGAACTACAAACTTTTACCTATGAAGCATTTGTAGGCAAACTAGAAAACGGGCGCGAAGTATTAGTACAGATTTTTAGAAACCCTGACACCCTTGAAGTATTAGCCAGCCAACTTGCGTTTAAGACCATTGCCGGCGGTACATGGCAAACGCCCTACCAGTTAGAGAAACTATGACCTTTGCACTTAAAGCCGCGTTTACCGCGCTATTTACTCTTACAGCTGCCGGCATTGCATACCTGTTGCCAATGCCTACAGACCCAACACAAGACCGCCCCGTAAGCCCTACAACCGTTTACGTGGCAACCCCACCAACTACCACAATGCCCGCATACGTGAACACATGCACGCAGGTAGCCGTATTAGCCCTAGCCGAGGGTTTACCTCAAGATCAGTTAGAAACAGCGCTAAAAGTGGCTAATCGCGAGAGCCGATGCACAAGTGATGCGTTTAACGCCTACGACACAAACGGGGGCAGTTATTCCATTTACCAAATTAACGGCTATT